AATACTTACTCTACTATGTGTGAGACTGAGTTTGAATTTAAGAGATTAATGTTTAATGGTCGGATTGCATTGAGGATGTGGACTGATATGGATAGTATTAAAGAAGCATTTGCAACTCCTTTTGCTAAGAAAGAAGAATTAGATGCTTTAGCTAGCGAATATGAAATCCTTACTAAAGAGATTAGAGAGAAAGAATATCAAGTAAAGAAGATTAAAAGAGAGGAATTTACTGAGATGCTTCATGGAGAAGGAATTGAGTGGAACCCAGGAAAGTATTTTGAATTTAATCGCCAATGGTCTTCTTATCAAGTAAAGAAAGTGAAAATTGTTAAGACTACTAAATCCGGTAAGACTGCTGATTTGGAAGTTACTTATGGAACTTGGGATTATGTTTATGATGATGAGGGTAATGGTAAGAGAATAGAGAAAGAAGATAGAGTAGTAACTCACGAGAAGATTAAAATGGATTACGTGTTGGGTAATTTTAGAGACCAACTTTACAACTAAGACCTTTTTTCTTTTTTCATATAGTGATTGGGAGCTTCGGCTCCCTTTCCTGTTGAAGAGATAGTTTAAAAAAACTTACAAAGAGTTGGATAATTACATTATTTTTCGTATATTAAGGTATGGAAGAAACAATAAAGGTTATGACAAGAGACAGAATGATTATAGCACTCCGAGAGAAAGGAGTTGATGTTTGTGGAACTACAAAAGACTTCGGTATTGGTGGAGATGGTATTTGGATTTCAGGTGAATCAACACCTAGCCTATTCAACTACTACTCTGAAGGATGGATGGATACTTTTGGAGTCCAGCCTAAACTAAATGATTATGTAGAAGAGAATGGCTGGTACTTTGAATGGTATGATGCTGGAACAATGATGGTTTGGCCTAACTGAGAATTAGATTAAAAAAAGTTTGGGGGAGGGTTGTTCCTTCCCCTTCTTGTTCGTATATTAAGGTATAATAAAAAGAAAAAAGGTTATGACAAAGAACGAATTAGAATCAGTAATTATGAATGCTTTGGATGAATTAGAAACAGCTATTCAAGATGCTAGAGCAGCTGCTATCAAGTACGGACAGGGTCAGGAGAATCTAGCTTTCGAAGTAGGCTTCTTAAGTTCAAGAATCAAAGCAGCTTTGTATCGATTAAATGAATCAGGCTTAATGTCTAACAATGCTCTCATCTCTGATGAAGGTCCTGAGTATGATTCAGCAGGGTTCAGTGAAGCTGATAGAATGCAGGAAGAAGAGCAGTATCATCATTGTGATGACTTAAGCTGCAATTGTTCAATCTAAAAAAATAATCAATAGGAGGGTTGGTTCTTCCGACCCTTCTTCGTATATTAAGGTATGAAGGTAAAAGAATTGATAGAAAGACTAACCCAATTGAACCCTGAAACAGAAGTAGAGTTTGTTGGATTATGTGAATATGGATTCGGAGAAACGATAGAGTTTATTTCAGAAGGATGTCATATCCAGGAAGAAGATAATCTAGTACAGGTAATCATTCAAGGAGAAAATTAAACTATGATAAAAAACATTATAAAAGAATCAATCATTGGAGGCTTATACCTCTTCGGAGCCTCTTCAATAGGTGCAGCAATCATTGTAGCCATCTATAACATCTAAGACCTTTTTTCTTTTTTCATATAGGAGGAGTCGGCTACGGTCGGCTCTTTCTGTGTCTACGGTTTGCTCAAGACGGGCTACGGCCGACTAGACTACTGCTACGGTTCACTCACCTCACCTACTACGTACGTACTACCTACCTACATGTACGTCAATACAAACGTACTTAATATCACTATAGTAGTATCCTACGGTCTACCATCCTATACTTGCATGCATTTTTCCGAGCAAAATTACACCTATAAGGGTATATATTTATATATTATATAAAGTAGTAGACTTCCCCATATTTATATAAGACTATGAAAGATACTTTCGATTTTTCTTCTTACGTAAGATCCGGCCGTTTACATGAGGCAATCTTTAATATGCCTTTAAATCCTAGATTAGTATCGGCTTTAGAGCCTTTCTCTAATTCATATATGACTGTTGGTTCTTCCGATTGGGATCAGATGGTTGATATAGTCTCTAAAGTAACCGGTATGGAGGATAATGATCTTACCGATTTCTTGGGTGGTGATTATGGCGGGCCGGACTTATATGATTATGCAGAAGCACTTGATATCCGGATTGGGTATGAAGATGAATTTGCAGATGAGGAACCGCATCAAACCTCGGATACCTTCGCAGGCCCTAAAGGAATCGAAGAGATCGTAAAAGAAGTTCTTACTAGAAGACTATCCGAGATTCAAATGGGATTTGAGTATAATCCTAAATCAGTTACAGGTGCCGGTAAGAAAAGAGGCCCTAAACCGATCGCCTTTCCTTATTATGAGTTAAAGGAAAAATTTCCCGAACATTTCCGTCTTCAGACAAAGGATAAGGATTATACTATGTTAGTATCTAGGGATGTTATTGAGGCTATTGGACAATTGAAAGATGCCGGTAGAAATGCTAGATCCAGACAGTTGACTAAGTTACAGGATGAATTAAGAAGTCTTGATACTCAAACCAGAAGAGTACTCATCAAAGGTACAGAAGGTCAGAAGACCTTCCCGGTAATGGGTAAGGAGATGTATATCTTGAATTGGCCGGTATTAGGTCCTAATAAGACCAAAGAGTTCTTATGGTTAACTCCTACACAAATTGCCAACGAAGGTGCTGTCAATTTCCAAATTGACGAAAAGTATCTAGACTAAGAGACCCCGGGGAATTTTTCCGGAAAATTTTTAGTATATAGTTGGATATATAAATATATCTTCGTATCTTTAAGTACAATAAAGGTTATGAGACGTAGACATATATCACTATTTGAATTGGCAGTACTTGAATCTCAAGGGTTCGTTACTATCTACTGTATGTTGAACCCAAGTACCGTACCTAACGTACCGGCAAAGATTCCTCAATACTATGATAACTTTCAGAAATTACTTCAAAAGTATCCCCGGATTCCTTCTGAGAATATCTTGGATTTCATAGGGTGTGAGTATGCATCCGACATAGAGGTACGGTCTCAGGATGATAGTGGGGCTATCACTTGGATACTCTTGTATGCCAAAGATGAACTCAAGTTGGTAGACTTGGATTCTTCTTTAAGTAGAGGGAAGTATGTTTATGTGCTCACCAATGATGCTTATCCTAACTTATGTAAGATAGGTAAGGCTATAAACCCTGAATCAAGAATCAACGGTATCAATTCGGCCGGTACCGTGTCCGAATGGGTCCTCCGATATGCTTTACCGGTCACTGATGATTACAAGGTTGAAAACCTTGTTCATAGACACTTTGCGGAGTTCCGCAGGGACTCTATTCAAGGTAGTTCGCGCGAGTTCTTTGAGGTTGACTTTGAGACTGCCGTCAAGGCAGTTGAATACTTCGGGAAGGATTTTTATGTCGGTGAACCAATTATTTATTAAGATATGGAAAAGGAAAATAAGATAAACGGTCTGGAACGTCGTCACGTTGCTCAAATCGTCCGCAGGATGATGATTCAAAAGGTGAAGCCGTCGAAGAAAGTCTACGACAGAAAAAAATCTAAGAAAGACTTGCCTTAGAACAACTAAGTTCATATATTTATATATATGCCTAGCAGGCGACCAAAATGCTACTGTGGGGGAATAGGTAGACCCGCGGGACTTAAAATCCCGTTTGCCGTAAAGCAAGTGCCGGTTCGATCCCGGCTAGTAGTACCAAAAAAATAAAAGAAAAACAAACTAAAATGAAAAAAGCATTATTTATCGCCGCATTGGTTGCCTTGACTGCATGCTCAAGTGAAACCTCAACTTCTTCTTCAGATTCAACTTCTGTAGACACCTGCAACATTGATTCTTTGATTGATAGCGTAGATGCTCATGCAGACACTTTGACTGCTCTATTGAAGAAGTAATCTTCATGCCACCTTAGCTCAACTGGTAGAGCAACTGATTTGTACTCAGTAGGTTGTGGATTCGATTTCTACAGGTGGCTCTAAAAAGTTCTTTGACGTACTGGAATAAAAATGCCAAAGTGGTGAAATTGGTAGACACACTGGTCTTAGGAACCAGCGCTTTATCGCTTGCGAGTTCGAGTCTCGCCTTTGGTACAAGGTGGTAATTAGACGAAAATGAAATTCCTGCTGTGATGTTAACTTAATCAGCATATTCAGAAGTAGAAATGAGTAATCGCAAATTACTCGCCACCATACATGGCGGATTAGTGTAATGGTAACACATAAGGCTCATAACCTTAAATTGGCAGTTCGAGTCTGTCGTCCGCAACTAAATGTACCTATGAGCATACCATAAGAACTGCTTATAGGTCTTTTTTTGGAAGATTGGCAGAGTGGCCGATTGCGTTAGTCTTGAAAACTAAAGATGTTGAAAAGCATCCGTAGGTTCGAATCCTACATCTTCCGCACCTTAATACCAGTTCGGGTTCGTGAACAAAGGAGGCCTGTTCTTCTCGTGCAAGAAAGAAATCACGTTAAATCTCCTCACGCTAGGTGGAGTTGGTGACCTAGCAACATTACCCTCTCGTCTAACGGCAGGACAACTGGTTTTGGTCCAGTTAATTGGAGTTCGAATCTCTGGGGGGTAACGCCACTGAAGACAGTAATGCTCGGTTCATCTATCGGTTAGGATGCCAGGTTTTCATCCTGGAAAGAGGGGTTCGATTTCCCTACCGAGTACAAATTAGAAGTTCTTGACTTTAAAAGAAAGGAACAAAATTATGAATGAAATTATTTTAGCTTATGGTTTGGGGATTTTAAGTATCGGTACTGGTGTTCTAGTACGGATGGTTCTCAAGGCAGAAAAAAAAGTTATCAGCTGTGAAGCAGCTATCACAAACCTAACTCAGCAGCATGAACGTAATTTGGAACAGGTTCATCGACGTATTGATGATCATGAACGGAATACAAATACTGAGATCGGCAATGTGTACCGTAACATCGATTCTAGGATTGATAAACTAGAATTCAGAATGAAAGACCAGTTTAACTTCATTAAAAACAAAACTAGTCAGGCTTATTAAGTAAATGTTTAACCCGTCAGGAACTTCTAACTTTTGGACCCTTAGCTCAGTTGGTTAGAGCAGCTCACTCATAATGAGAAGGTCACAGGTTCAAACCCTGTAGGGTCTACCTTTTTTGATCTTGTATTGAGTATGGGTCTATAGTTAAAGGGATATAACAGAAGCCTTCTAAGCTTCTATTCCAGGTTCGAATCCTGGTAGACTCACTAGAAAATCGAAAGTACAACTATTTATAATAAATAAAATTACACTGTCGATGAATTGTAAATATTGCGCTCAATACTACGAAGCTGGATACGGATCTTTCTGTTCTAGATCTTGCTGCAATAAAGCAAGAGGGCCTAGATCTCAAGAAGTAAGAGATAAAATCAAACAGAAAAATATTCAGAGAGCTTCTGAAAGAGGGAAGGATTTTTATGAAAAGCTAAAAGAAGCTAATAGTAATCCGGAAAAACTTCTAAGAGTTAAAAATACTTGGCTTTCTAAACGAGATTATAATTCTGCTCATGTATTGACTTTAACTAAGTGGTTAAAAGAAGAAATTACAGAATGTCAAAACTGCGGATTGGATCAATGGTGTGGTTCCCGGTTACCTTTAGAAGTACATCATATAGACGGCAATAAGCAGAATAACATAAAAGAAAATTTACAGGTCTTATGTCCTAATTGTCATTCCTTAACCGGTAACTGGCGAGGACGTAAGTGATTACCGTATCTTGATCCTGGGAAGGTCTCCTAGACGGTACAGGTTCGAATCCTGTCAGGATCACCGCAGTGAGATGCTTACCGTTAAAGGATCTATCATTAAGTTGGTAGGTCCTTTTTTTATGTCTATTTATAAAATATGGCGTATATTACAGGGTCTGTTATTGATAGTTTTGGTGTACTTCCATTTTCCTTATCGGCAGGTACTCAGCTATCTATGAGTATTCAAAACTCACTACCCGGGGTTTCTTACTACGGTTTAGAGACTGTACCGGACGGAAATGGCTTTTATAATCCCACTACTCCTAGGAATTTATCCGGGTCTTTTATTCTCGGTTCCGGTATAGTTGATGTTGTTTATGATGACTATAAAATGGTTGCTGCAGTTGCTCCAGGAGGAGGTACTTTAACCTACACTCCGGCAGTTGCTATTATGGCAGATACTCTACGTACTAAGGGCACTGGTGCTTCTTTAGGACCGGTGGATTTTGGTACTTTATTAGCTAGTTCTTATTCGAAAAGGGTAACTGCAGCAGGAGGGTATGTTGAATCACCAGATAGTATTACAGCAGCTATCGCTGCTACTCCTATATTACAGGATGCTTCATTCTTATATGTTCCTTCAGGGTATGCTTCAGGGACTGCTTTTTCTGAATTATCAACTAAGGACTATGTTGATTTAACTTGGACAAGGGCGACTGATGCTTGGCGTACAAATGCCGATGAGTTGATTCAACGAGTTCCGTGGAATTTGTTGCAACAAAGTGAAACTTTTGACAATGAAATTTGGGTTAAAACTTCCACCACAATTGTGGCAAATGCTGAAATAGCACCAAACGCAACAATGACTGCGGACATAATGACCGTAACCTCTTCTGCCACAAACTTATCTCAAACGGTATCTTATCCCATTTATGGTGGTGGTGAATATACTTTTAGTGTTTATGTAAAAGTAATAAGCACAACAACATCGGGGGCAATGAGATTGCAAGGGGTTGTAGATGGTGCGAATGTGTCAATGAATTTTACACCTACAACAGAATGGCAATTATTTACCCAAACTATTAACGCTACAACATCAATAACTTCATTGAGAATTAGGGGGCTAGCGTTTGTTGGAACAGTTGCTATTTGGGGAGCACAATTAACCGAAGGCACAACTGCTCAACCTTATCTTCCAACAACAACAAGATTAAATGTACCTCGTTTAGATTACACTTACGGAACTAGTCCTGCTTCTTTGTTAGAACCGGAGAGGACGAATCAGATTCCGAATAGTATTTGTAGTGGTTCAATTACGGGAACACCTGGAACTTATCCAGCTCACTGGTCTGCAACAAGTACGGGATTAACTCAATCAGTTGTTGCTATTGGAACTGAAAATGGTTTGGCTTATGTAGATTTGAGATTTAACGGAACGGCAAACACAACACTTGCACGAATAACTTTCGAAGGGCCTACCGTAATTCCGGTAACAAATAACTACCCGCGGGTAGTGTCAACCTATGCAAAATTGATAAGTGGAAGTTACGATTCATCTGCATTGGGGTTCATTATGCGTAGCATCGATGGTTCAGATCTTGGGTTACTATCTCAAACAATTACACTAAATTCAACTTTTCAAAGGTTTAGTTATTCCGCAACAACAAACGTACCGTTGACTAATTATGCCCAACCATGTATTGATTTCTATGTGACAAGTGGGCAAACATACGATTTTACCATCCGCATCGCTCAACCACAATTTGAATCGGGCGCTTACTCAACTACGCCAATTTTAACCGATGGATCATTCTTTGTGACCCGTATTGCGGATTCATTCTCTCGCAATAACATCTACACGAATGGTTTGATAACATCAAGCGGAGGAACTTGGTTTGTTAAGTTGTTGAATAATGTGGCGTATGTTGGAGATTTGGGTAATGATGCAATACTTTTGGGAGATACAAACAACCTAACCGGAAATAATTTTAGGTTATTGCATGGGGAATCATCAGGTCGAATGAGAATTTTTAAAACTATTTCAGGAAGTCTAACATCACTATACACAACTACGACAGACACAACCAAAATCGCTATTAAGTGGAACGGAAGCACCGCAGACATTTTTGCTAATGGAACAAAGGTTGTTTCTGCCACCGCATTTACTGCAACTGCTTTGGAATTTTTTCGTACAAACATAACGGCAGCCCCCAAATTCATCTCACAAATGGCATTATTTCCCACACCCTTAACAGATGCGGAGTGCATCGCCTTAACAACTTTATAATATGAAATTTAGAAAATACGAATTTACACCATCTCAATGGTCTACCAATTCTAAAAAAATTCAACAAACTTATTCTATTGATGATGAAACTTCAACATCTTGGGTTGATTGTCACGTAGTTGAATTAGGGACGTTATTCACCACTCCTCCAACCTTAGATGAGGGAGGTATTGTTGTAAACCCTGGAGTTATATCTAGTAAGTACTCTGTGGATATTTTATGGAATAATGAACCGCACCCTGATTTCTTACAATACGAGGTTTGGCCTGAACCTTGCGGTGTTCATACATTCGCCGGTCTAGAAAACTTGTACCTAGAGGGATATCAAGCTAGACTTAATCCATAACACTATTTATCAGAGATTATGGCACCGACTAAAGGAAAATCTAAATCCACCTCTGTTATACTTAAACTTGCAAAAAAGCAGGTCAAGAGAAAAGGCATTCATGCTAAGACTAAGATGTCTAAAAACAAAGGCTCTAAAAATTACGTTAAAGTTTCAAGGGGACAAGGTTAACTTGCATTCTTAATTATTTTTACTTATCTTAACTGTTATGAACAGTTCATGGAGAATTATTGCAATCCAACCTGATAAACACATTGCAGGCGTTTTAAGATTGAAAGATAGTAAAAAATTCTTTCTCGGTGATATAACACCATACGGTCCTATAAGTAAATTCAGTGTTTATCAAGGGTCTATTCAAGTAGAAATGGGCCTTAATAATGTTCATGGGATTAAGGAAATTCATCGAGCAACCCTTAAGTATTTACAGGAGTTACCGTAGTCTTTTTTCTTTAATTTGACGCTATTTATATAAAAGCGCTTTTTAAAATGAATAAAGAATTTACAAGAATGCAGAAACTCGCCGGTATTATTACTGAAGGGTTGTACACTTCTGATGCGAAGGCTCCTATGGAGGCTGTATCTCATGACGGTGAGTCTAAGATGAAAAAATCACACCTTAAGAAAAAGATTAAGGAAATGATGACTACTACGCCTGGTGAAGGTGCTGGGATTAGAAGAGGGAGAATGTATTTCCATGTATTAGAAGATGGCGGTTACGGTGATGTAGGCCACCAGGGTGTCTACAACACTAAAGAAGAGGCTCAAAGCAGAGCTACTAGTTTAGCGGATATGTTTCCTGATTCTTTCTTCTATGTTGAAGCTTCAGATAGTAAGGAGGAACCTTACAGTGTTACTATGGAAGAAGGTACTATCGGTCAAGAAGCTTATGCTGAGATGGGTAGTATGGATGAATACGATACTCAGGGTCTTACTAATGCTGCTAGTGTTGTTGATCATTACTTAAAGACAGCATATGATGCTGGGTCTATAGGTATGGGATTTGATAACAACCTTGCTTATGAGATGATGGATCATTTAGAGCAATTCTTAGGTGAGATGGGTAGTATGAATGAAGCTTCCTATGAAGGTATGGAGAGAATGGACGGCTTAGCTCCTCGTAGTGCTATTGCAGCTTTTGTTGGTGGTGCTGAGAGAATTATCTTAGCTCTTAAAAGAGATGGGTTTGAAGATGATGATATTCACGACTACTTAATCGAACTTATAACTGAACTTCCTACTACCTCTAAGGCGATGTTTGAAGCTAAAAAAGATAAGGAATCAGATACTGAAGATGTAATTGTTGCCGATACAACTGAAGAGGTTCCTGCTGAAGGAGATGAAGATATGACAGTTACTGATACTAAAGTAGATGTTAATATGGATGGTGTACCTGATGTTGATACTGGTTCGGCAGAATCTAAGAAAGCATTTACTAGTTTAGTTGATACTTACAATTCTGCAAAAGAATTAGGAGATCCTAAATTAACTCAAATGATTGCTAATGCTTTAACTTATTACAATAAGAATATTATTCTTAAATCAGGTCAACCACAAGCTTAATTAACTTAAATATATTTGGAAAGGATGCCTTACGGTGTCCTTTTCCTATTTATAATATATATGGATCCTAGATTAGTATTCGGTTTATTCCAAGACCCTGAAGATAAATCAGAGGAGAAGGTGAAGGAAATTGTAGACTTCTCGGAGCATCCTTATGTTTTAATGGGAATGTTTACCCGGATCATCTTCAGAGGAGACATAGTTAACAATCAGATTATTAAGTTCTTTTCAGAGATAAATAAAGATATTGATGTAGAGAATTTGGAGATTATTAATAAAAACATGATCTTTATTAGAGCTTACTCATATCTTCATAAGTTAGATCTTAGTAATTCATTCCATGTAGAGACTCTCCTTGATAAGGCAGATGATACTTTCTTACAGGCCTGCGACTTAGCTCTAGATCATTTTACAGAGTTAGAAGAATATGAAAAGTGTTCGTTTATAAAAAAGTTTAGAGATTTTATAGAATTTTCTCAAAATAAGTTGCCTTTGTAGTTTTTCATTCGTATCATCTATACATAGGGGTTTCGGAAAAGAGAGGATAAAGGGGTATGAAAGTATAGAATAATATGAGATATAGAGATCAAATAATTAACAAAGTAGAGGTACTAGAAAGTAGCTTAAAGACTTTAAAGAGGATTGTCCAAAGACAAGAGCCAATCAAATCTTACATGGAGGAGTTGGATAAAGCCGAGGAACGTCTTGATGAAATCAAACAGTATATTAAAATGGAACCGGCATCTTCGAATGAAGTAGGTGGCTTTTAAGTAAATAGTTTCGTATATTAATAGTATGAATTTAACAGCAGAACAAATCCAATCCAATTGGGAAGAGTTTTTAAGGTATATTGATACCTACATTTCTTCTCCACGTAGGGAAGATCTTCGCAAGTTTTATGAAGACCGTACGGACAGATTTATCTTAATGCCGGCAGCTCATACTACCAAGTACCACAACTGCTTCCCTGGAGGTTTTATTGAGCATGTTAACCGTGTTATTAAAGCCTCACTTCATTTTGCAAAACTCTGGGAGAAGTTTGGCTGTGATATGTCTACCTTCACAATCGAGGAATTAGTATTCTCAGCAATCAATCACGATTTAGGTAAGGTAGGTGATTCAACCCAAGATTTATATCTTCCAGGTAAGGATGAATGGAGAAAGAAAAACTTAGGAGAGGTTTATTCCTATAATACAGAAGTTGCTTTCATGACTATCCCAGATCGATCATTATTCTTATTGCAAGAAGCGGGTATTAAGTATACCTTGAATGAAATGCTTGCTATCAGAACTCATGACGGTCTGTATGAAGAGTCAAACAAAGCTTACCTTATTTCCAGAATGCCAGAAAGTAAATTTAGATCTGCAATTGCTTACATTTTACATCAAGCAGATTTCATGGCATCAGTCGTTGAACTAACAGTCAATCCAGTAGAACAGCCAAAGTCAAAACAATTCGCAATCTCAAAAGAGACAACTCAAAAAAATCCAACCACTCACCAACAGGCTGCTAAAAATAAAGCCTTATCAAACATTCAGAGTGATGGATTAAAAAGTGCAATGACTAATTTCTTCAACGACTAATGGTAATCACAATCATCCTTCTCGTCACCCTAGTTTGTGTACTAAGCTACACAACTTACAACCTGCTTAAGAAAAACGAGAAGCAGGAAGACATTTTAGCATCGTATTTGATGTATATGGATCAACTATCTAAGATCATTGAACACAGTGATGAGCGTTTAAAGAAGATAGATTCAAAAGGTACCTTTCAAAGTGATGACGAGATCGGATGGTTTTTCGAACAAATTAAGGTTATTCAAGAACGATTAAATAACTTTAAAATAGAAAATGACCGAGAAGAAAAATAAGAATTATTTCACTCACGACACTGAACTCGCAATAATCAAATATGTTAGCACCGAGGACTACGCAGAGAGAAATAAAATCTACAGGGAGGAGATTCACTACGCACTCTTTAAATTAACGCAGAACCTAATACATACTTTTAAATTCTACTACACTGAAGAAACTAACCTAGAAGATCTTCAGCACGAAGTAATCACTTTCCTACTAACCAAATTAGATCGCTTTAATCCTTTAAACGGGGCTAAGGCGTATTCTTATTTCGGAACGATTGCAAAGAGATATTTAATTGCTTCGAATCAAAAGAATTATAAAAAGAGAATGGAGTTACTTTCTCTCGATAATCTAAACATCGAGCAAGAAGACGGTGAGTATGTTCACGGAGACGTATTAGATGTTAATGGAATTCAAACAGACTCTAAAGTATACCATCCGGTTGATGAAGTATCAGAGTTTTTAGATCTATATGTTGATTTCTGTACTGATCAGATCTACGAACTGTTCCCAAGAGACGAAGAAGCTCAGATTGCTGATGCAATCCTTGAACTATTCAGAAAAAGAGAGCACATCACAATCTTCAATAAGAAAGCACTCTATATCTACATCAGAGAGATTATTGATGTTAAAACCCCTAGAATCACTAAAGTAGCTAACGAATTAGGAGATCTCTATAAGAAACATTACGCATTCTATCTAGAGAACGGCTACGCAAACTTCTAAACCGTACTACTTTCTATTTATAAAAAATAGACTACTCATGAGTTTAGATAAATTAATATTTAAGAATAAGAAATTCGCAGACCTTCTAGAAGAGATTTACGACAATCAGAAGAAGAAGGAGAAGCAGATTTCAACTCTTATTTCAGAATTAAGACCGTTAATCGAAGATACCGGAGATGCGACTTTGATCGTACCTCTTATTAAAGAGTATTTGGAGATCGGAGTTAAGAATGATGACCAGCTTGTTAAAGTTGCAACAATCATTCAACGTATATTTCAGAATCAAGACTCTGCCACAGATTCATTTGGTATTTCAGATGAAGAGAGAGAGCAGTTGATGAAAGAAATTAACAACATTAAAGAAGATAAGTGATGGATTTTGAAGCAGCAGTAGTTCAAGACATAGTACTAAACGATACAAGTAAGTACTTTGTTAATGCCGGAGAATGGAACGGCATCGGAACGATCTACTTCAAAAAAGTAAAGAGAGGCAATTATAAATCTACCGGGTTTGCTAAACCGTATTTTTCTAATTTTATAAACTACCCGCTGTTAAATGAGTTAGTATATATCTTTAAATTACCATCCCCAGATATTCAGAATAACAACTTCAAGGAAACCTACTACTATATAACGCCACTAAATATCTGGAGTAGTAATCACCACAACGGTATACCGAATCTATTTGAAAATAAAGACATTCCTGAATCACAGCAGCGAGACTATATACAAACTCAAGCTGGAGCTGTAAGGAGAGTTGAAGATGGAACTACCGGTATAGCCTTAGGTTCTACATTCCAAGAGAAAAGCAATATCAAGCCATTAAGAAAGTTTGAAGGTGATGTTATACTAGAAGGAAGATTAGGTAACTCCATTAGACTAGGTTCTACTGTACTACAAGACGGTAAAGATATCAATAGCTGGTCTAATAGCGGAACTAACGGAGACCCTATCATACTAATTAGAAACGGTCAAGGAGACAACGGATCAGTTGGTTACTTACCGACTGAGGAAAATATAAATACCGATGCTTCATCTATATACCTCACTTCAAATCAAAAAATACCGTTAACTGTTTCAAGTAACAATTACTTTAGCTACTCATCAGAGACCCCTACCCAACCCAATCAATACATCGGTAAACAAGTCATAATAAATTCCGGAAGGCTAATATTTAATACAACAGAAGATCATCTATTACTAAGCTCAGCAAAAAGCATTAGTCTAAGTTCATTATCGACTGTAAACATAGATGCATCTGAAGTAGTGATGCAGACTGAGAAAATATACTTAGGATCTAAAAATGCAAAAGAACCTCTATTATTAGGAGATGCAACTACAACTCTATTAAATGAACTAATAGATATAGTTGCAAGCCTACTGAAGGATTCTATAGCCGCTAACGCCGGAGGAGTTCCTATAGTACCATTTACAAGCAACTCTCCCCTACTATTAACAAGACTTCAGAAAGTACAGGCTGAAATTAATTCTATCAAATCTAACTATAACTTTACTGTATAATGACACCTCAAGAGTTAGAAAATCAAAGACAGAAAGAACAGGTTAAGAGAGATAAACTTAAACAGAAGCTTAAGTTAGCTCGAACTGTTGCTGGCACTGCTATAATAACAGGGGCAACACAACTGAAAGGCCTAGATAGGATAAATCAAAGTATAAACACTAAAGTAGCTAACCTTCAAAGCAGAGCTACAGATCGATTATTTGAATTAGCCGCAAGTCTAGGAATTGAAGGATTAGAGACTGGAAACCCAACCTTACCGGATCTATGTCCCTCAAAAGCTATCTTAGCTAGAATTACTACATTACGAGATAGTCTTATTGATGATATTGATGTTGTTGCAAAATATGTTAACATTATAGATAAATCACTAAATATCGTTAGCGAACTACTAAGCGGATCCATAACAACATTAACAGCTCTGAATGCATTAAAACTAACATCTTCTGCTGCTACCAAACTTGTACCTGTAGTACCAGGAGCAATAACCGCCCTACTATCCGATTTAGATGATGTTAGAACGCTACTAACTTTCAAGACCGACGGTACCCCTAAACTACCCGAGTTGAAAAGAGCAGTTGATTTAGGATCAACCTATATCTCTCAAGCAAGTCAAATTCTAAATACTATCACAACACTGCTATCCTTTATTGATCAAGTGTTGAAAAAATGCGGTGAACAGCCTAAAGATATTCCTTCAGATATCACAGCACTAACTGCAATTGTGCAGACAGTAGGCAACACAGATCTACTATACAGAGGATTTACTTTTGAAATTGTAGAAAAATATTTTAGCCCAACCTTAAATCAGAAGATAGGTCAAGCTAGAAACAAACAAGGAATTGTACTGTTACAAACAGAACCTTCTTTTACCCAAGATCCTCAAGTACTTATCGAGGAGTTAAAACTCATCATAGATAGAGACAACCTAAAAGCCGATTAATAAATATTTATAAAAAATGGATACCAAGGTATTTAAAAAACTAATCAAAGAAGCTGTAAAAGAAGCAATTCAGGAAGAACTGAAGGAAATTCTTTTAGAGGCAGTTCGTGCCCCAAAAACAATCGTAAAAGAGAGTTATGCAGCTCCGATCACGAGTCAAGCTATAACTCCCAGTACTCCAAGCATCAATGCAAGAGATAAGTACAAAGAATTACTAGGGGGTATGATGGAATCAAGAAACGGAAACATCTCAATGACTTCAAACGACGCTTTAGGTTTTGGAGCCCAACCTGGATACAGACCACCTGCTACCGTCAATACAGCCGGAGAAGGTTCTTCACTACCTCCTGGAGAGGTTAACCTAGACCAGATCATGGGTCTTATAAGTAAGAAGTAATGGCATTTAATCCAAGGAAGATATACCCTATTGACTTGATCCCAAGTAAAGCTGTTGGGGTAGGTCTTCCTTTTAATGGAAATGCTGTTTTTAAACCTACCTTTACAACCAAAGACGCTATTAGGGTCAACTTAATTAATTTTCTATTAACCAGCCCAGGGGAGAAAGTATTCAATACTACTTTTGGAGCAGGTATACGAAATTATGTATTTCAACAAATTTCAACAGAATCAATATCTGAAGTAGCTTCTTATATAGAAGCTGTGATACAGAGGTACTTCCCCAACATACAAGGGACAGTAGAAGTAAAAACCACACCGGATTATAGCACTGTTTTCATATCAATAACCTACAGTATAGTAAACACCGGTCAAACCGACACAGTACAACTAAGTTTAAACAATGGCTGAAAATAAAGATATAAAATATTTTAATAGGGATTTCACAGGGTTAAAAAATCTACTAGTAGACTTCACAAAAACCTACTACCCTAATACCTATAATGATTTCTCTCCATCATCTCCTGGGATGATGTTTATGGAGATGTCTGCTTATGTTGGAGATGTATTATCCTTCTACCTAGATAACCAGATACAAGAAACATTCACACAATACGCTAAACAGACCCCAAGCCTGTATACACTAGCCTATATGTTAGGGTATAAGCCAAAAGTAACAAAAGCTTCCACAGTCGGTATTGATTTTTACCAGCAACTTCCCGCAAAACTATCTGGCTTTAATTACATACCGGATTACGATTATGCTTTATCTTTTGCACCTAACACTCAGGTTAAAACCACCACAGGCGATAATTACTTCCTAGTTCAAGACACTATTGATTTTAACTCATCAAGCTCTTTAGATCCAACCGAAGTTACCGTATATCAGATATCAGCTGGAAGCCCGCAGTATTATTTACTTAAGAAAACTAGAAAAGCAACCTCCGGGCAGATCGAAACAGCGACGTTCTCTTTCGGTACTCCTGAGTCTTTCTCAACAGTAACTGTAGAAGATATTGACATTATTCAGATTCTAGACATAACAGACTCTGACGGTAATATCTGGTATGAAGTACCTTACCTAGGTCAAGAGATGTTATTTATTCCTGTAAAGAATACTAATACAAGCAATCCTAATTATGCAACAGGAGAAGCTCCATATCTACTAACTCTAGAAAAGATCCAAAGACGCTTTGTAACCAGGTTTACATCAGCAGGAAATTTAGAAATCCAATTCGGTTCAGGGACAACTAATGATGTCGATGAAGTAATAACTCCTAACGCAGATAACGTAGGTATTGGATTACCTTACGAACAATCAAAATTAACAACTGCATTCGATCCTACCAACTTCCTATATACCGACACATACGGTATCGCCCCATCTAATACAACTTTAACAGTTAGGTATCTAAAAGGAGGAGGAGTGTCCTCTAACGTTGATGCTAATACAATCACTAGTTTTGTAAACACAACAAACATCAATTTCCAAAACAGCAATCTTAACTCAGTAACAGCTCAATACATTTTTAACAGTTTAGCCGTTACAAACCCCGTAGCTGCTTCAGGAGGAGGAGACGGTGATACTTTAGAGGAGATTAGACAGAACACACTAGTTGCTTACCAATCCCAGTTGAGAAACGTAACACCTAACGATTATCTAATTAGAGCATTATCAATGCCGTCAACATACGGCTCTGTAGCAAAAGCATACGTCGAACCAACAAAAGCATCCGACATTACACTTCCCGGTGAGATCTCGTCTACTTTAAATCTCTACGTTCTAGGGTATGATCCTAGCACTAATCTAACTACAGTTTCTGATACAGTTAAGAACAACCTAAACACTTATCTATCGGAATATAGAATGGTAGGTGACAGTGTTAATATAAAAGATGGGTTTATAATTAATATCAGTGTTGATTTTGAAATAGTTGTTAGACCTAACTTCCCAAGCACAGAGGTACTTTCTAACTGCATCACAGAACTAAGAACCTTCTTCGCAATTCAGAACCAGCAATTTAATCAACCAATAATCTACAGAGACTTATACTTGCTACTAGATAAAGTTGCCGGAATCCAAACAGTTAAGACTGTGAACATAGGTAATAAAGTTGGAACCGCTTTAGGGTATTCTGATTATGCCTACGATATTAACTCAGCAACACAGGCCGGAATTATCTACCCTTCTGTAGATCCTATGATCTTTGAAGTTAAGTATCCCAATACAGATATTAAGGGCAGAGTAGTTTCTCTATAATTCCTATTTATAACAAATGGCTGTTTATAAACTCTTCCCAGAGAAAGACGCTACTCTATATAGCGAGTACCCGGCAATGAATACCGGGATAGATGAAATATTGGAAGCAACTACTTCTAAAACATTAGCTGAAGTACCTGTAGTTAGTAGATTCCTTATAAAATTTCCGCAGAGTAGTATTGTAGATATAATTAGTAATAAAGTAACCGGATCTACCGCTATGTACTTAAAAACATATGTAGCAAAAGTAGAAGGACTAGCTCAAGACACTCTAATATATTGCTACCCTGTATCTGGTTCATGGCAAAACGGTACCGGAAAATACCTAAACAGTCCTGCTACTCAAAACGGAGTAAGCTGGGGCTTTAGAACAACATCCGGTTCTGCAGCATGGCAAACAGCATCCTTTACTACTGGAGCTACCGGGTCATGGTCTGGTTCCAACCAAGGCGGAGGTAACTGGTACACAGCATCAACATTCGCACAAAGTGCATCTTTCCAGTACAGAAGTACTTTTGATATAAACTACAATGTAACTAATACAGTGTTAGCTTGGTATAGTGGATCAATAATTAACGACGGCTTTATATTAAAACAGCAAGATGCAGCAGAATTTAATTTAGATAGGTTAGTCGAATTTAAATACTTCTCTGTAGATACTAACACAATATACCCTCCGCAGTTAGAAATAAAGTGGAATGATTTTGTATTTAATACAGGATCATCTTCCCAAACCATCGTGCAAACATCACAGATGGTAATCTCGATTTTAAACAATATCGGCGCCTACGAACCAGAAACAGTTCAAAGGTTTAGAGTAAACTGTCGACCACAGTATCCTGCTCGAATATTCACAACCAGCTCATTCTACACTACAAATTACTACTTACCCACTTCTTCATACTGGTCCCTAGTAGATCTTGACACTAATGAAGTAGTCGTTGATTTTGATACAACCTACACTAAAGTAAGTGCAGATTCAACAAGTAATTACTTCGATATCTACATGGACGGTTTAGAACCAGAAAGGTACTATAAAATATTATTTAAGGTGATTGCCGGAGGTAGTACTCAAATTGTAGATAATGCATACTACTTTAAAGTAATTAATAGCTAATGAGTGAGAAAGTAAATATAGAAATTATAGGTTACAATCGACCTGAATTAACTAAGACTGTTGATACTCAATTTACTGAATTAATTACCTCTACTACTGCTTCACAGACTGTATCAGTATTACCAACAGTAAGTGAATTTTTTCAATACTACCAAGATTTATTCTATCAGATCCCTAAAACAGGAGAGATTAACTCGCATACATACCTAGTAGAGACTAGCGGAGAATATATCGGAGGTGCAGAAGTTAACCAGGAAATAATAGCCTTACAGCAAGAAATTACACAACTACGTCAAGAGAACTTGCAATTACAACAATCTTTAGTTAATATAACAACAGTACAATAATGGCTACACCTACAGTTTTCCCTATCTTACCACTAAATACTGAAGGACAGGAATTAACCCCTGTAGATGTAAGTTCTGTATCTACAATAACTCTACAAAACACTTTCGATGTAAATACAGATGTTATACAAGCATACCTGTATGACATTAATAATAATGTAATCTCTCGACTAACTACAAATTATTCTGTAACTAGCGGGAATGTATCTGGAAGTACAATCACGGAATTAAATCTAGACCCAGCTGCCGATCTACAGAAAAATAATTACACTCAAGGAACATATAATATTAATTATAACTTTCTAAGTGCTCTAGTACAGGGAAATCCTTTATTTAGAATACAGGAAATATCAAGCACCCGTACTGAGTTACGAGTTTATAATTCAAGCTTCACGAGTACTGAAACTCAACAGGTTGTTGACAGTATAACTGCTTTTTTAAGCTCAACACCTACATTCCAAGGATACTATTTAGACTTTGGATTAGATACAATAATATTAGGTGTTAACATCACAGCAGATAATAACTCTATTTTAATAAAGTTATATGAACCACTCCCAGATACTTACGGAATCAACACCGTATTTAACCTAGTAGAGAAGAAAGCCGAACCTGTTGCATACAATGTTAGCTTCCCTCAAGAGGAGGTTATATTCGATAGTACAAAGTACTTGAGAGGTCCTAACTTTAATTTAAGAAACTCACAGCAATCAAACGCTTCTACTGATTATGAAACCTACGGAAGCTTATTTAGTGGAACTACTACATTAACTAACCAACTAAAGAGCGTACTAGCTGAGCGTAGAGCAGAACTTAACACCGATTACACAAGTCTCCCTAATTTCGTCTTCTTTAGCTCAGCTGAACAGAGATTAATCAACTTCTATGAAAAAGCATCTCTAATTGAAGAATACACAAATCAGATAGACATCCTAAATACCCTAACATTAACGAATGAAGTTTCTGCAAGTAAAGCTTATTACCAGCAAAAAATTGATGATCTAATTGTTAATTTTGACGGATATGATTACTTCCTATACTTTGACTCAGGATCTAAATCTTGGCCTAAATCAAATTCAACAAAGCCATATACCTTATACAGTACCGGATCCTCTCAAGTTTTAACTTGGTACCCAGAACAGATTAACTCAGGATCACTATACGATTCAAACAACCAGAATTATGTATACAACATATATCCAGTTTACATAACTGAGGATACTGACAATGAACAATTCCGTCTATTCAACGAGATGGTTGCTCAAATGTTCGATCAGGTTTGGATGTATACAAAAGCGATCGAAAATCGTCAAAGCGGGGATAACAGGTTATCAGAAGGTATTTCAATCGATTTAGCTGCAGATGCATTAAGGTCTTACGGTGTTAGTCTGTATGAAAGTAGCTTCGCTAACGTAGATCTATACACCACTTACTTAGGAATAACACCCGAAGGAAGTACGTTACCGCCAACCGGTAGTGAATGGATTACTAACTACGTCACCGCTTCTGCAGATACAACTCCATTTAACGACGCTCAAAAATTAATTTACAAAAGACTCTACCACAACCTACCCTACCTTCTTAAAAAGAAAGGAACAGTATCAGGTCTAAGAGTACTACTAAATTGCTTCGGTATACCTGATACTATTCTTAAAATAAATGAATTTGGTGGGAAAGATAAAAATACCAATACCTGGGATAACTGGCAGTATCAATTTAATTATGCATACAGAGCAACAGGGTCAAACTACATATCATCTTCCTTCGTATTAAACTCTGCCTGGGCAGCTTCAAATAATAGACCCTCTAGCGTAGCATTTAGATTTAAACCAGAAACCAACTACCCTACCCTAGCTACCCAAAGTCTATGGACTCTAAATTCAGGACAAGTTAAAGTTACTCTAGAGTATGCAGGATCAGGAACAGTTTCCGGATCTTATTCAGGATCAATAACAAATCCCTACAATAATTACGGAACATTAAAATTTGTAGTCAATTCGACAACTTCTGCGAGTCTATACCTACCGTTCTTTAACGGAGACTGGTGGTCAGTATTAGTAACAAGTGGAAGTAGTGACGGGTATACTTTATACGCTAAAAGTAATACATTTGGAAATACAGTCAATAACACTATAGGGTTTCAAGCTTCAAGCTCCATTAATATAGTTACCAACTGGTCTGGAAGCACTACCAGCTCATTCGGTAATGTATTCTCAGGTTCTTTCCAAGAACTTAGATATTATAAAGCAGTTTTAAACGAACTAGCATTTAACGATTACGTAATGAACCCTTCTTCTATAGAAGGTAATTCAACAAACAGTAGCCCTGAAGAATTAGTTTTTAGAGCTACTCTAGGAAGTGAACTTTATACAGGGTCTATATCTGTACATCCTAAAAACACAGGTACATGGACAACCACATCCTCTTTTAATGGAACAAGTAATTTTTATTATAGTAATCCTCCAACCTTTAATACCAACTACGAATATGTTTATTTTGATCAACCGCCTGTAGGTATTCAAAACCCCGTAAACAGTAAAATTCAAAATCAAACAATCGTATTACCGCCAACTGCCTCAACACAGTATAGTAGTAATAAAGTATTATCTGCAAACATATCAGTACAGCAAAACACTATTCAAAATCAAGACTACACTGCAGATGTCAATTACGTAGAGATTGCCCTTTCCCCAACAAATGAAATTAACGATGATATTAATTCAAGCTTAGGATATTTTAATTTAGGAGAATATATTGGGGATCCGAGACAGATCTCTTCATCTGGATATAGCTACCCTGCCTTAGATTCATTATCACAGAATTACTTTCAGAAGTATAGTGAAAGTTACAACTGGAATGATTTTATTAGAATAGTTAAGTATTTTGATAATGCTGTCTTTAGAATGCTTAAAGACTTTATTCCTGCAAGAGCAGGAGTAGCTACCGGCGTTGTTATTAAACAGCATTTGCTTGAAAGAAACAGACAAAGACCTGCCCAAGTATCTTATTCACAGTTAGAATACACAGGCTCAGTTACGTCTCTAGCAAGAGACTATCAAACAGGGTCTATCGAGGTATTTACAGGTGGTGCCGGCGGATCAGTTAACGTACTAACCAACATATCACAATCATGGACTTCCTCTATCTTGACTAAGGCCGGACTAGTAACCGGGATAGAATCTTCACAGTATGAATTCTTCAACGGTGAGTACTCTGGTTCAACAATTGATGCAGTTAGAAATAAACTTCAAGACAATCCACTACTAGGAGCAGACTTTAGAGTAGGTATTCCTGACCTGCAGAATTTGAGTGTAAATATTTCCGGAGCTTTTTTTGAAAGTGGAAGTAACAGTGAATTCAAGACAGGTACACTACCTTTTAAGATCACAAACAGCCCATCTACCATATACAATACAACAACATACACCTACACCCCAGACTATAACACTATTAGCGATGTAAATATAGCTTTAGAAGGGGCATGGAGTAACCAAACCGGTAATGCTAGGTTCTACATTTATTTCGTAGAGAACGGAAACAATATCCTAGCATCTACACAATTTGAGAATACAGGCACAGGAACTATAGAGCCTTTTAGTGAAACGTTAACCGTCTATAACGTTAGTTTAAATAATAACTCTTCATATTCGGTATTGTATGTATTCCAAAGCCTGGGAGTTAACCAGAGGACTATTTCACTCTCCAACCTAACTACCTGGACAGTATCAGTTGATAACTTATTTGCTCAATCAACCTACTACTTAGATCCAACAGTATACACTCAGCAGAACTTCCCTGGAGACATAAACGATTATTCAGACTATAATAGTTTATTAAATAACGTTTACTCAAACAGAGTATCAAACTTATACTACGATGTAGACTATAACGGAGATGCGCTTAACCCAACAAACTTCACAACTATTATCAGTCAATCTGCAATTTACGCTCAAGTACAGGATTCGAATTATGCTACAGGAAGTGTATGGAATAAAGGAAGGTATGAAGGAACTAAGTTAACAAGTGCGACATACAATACATATACTGATGGAGATACCTCTTACGGTAAGACAGCAGTTATTGATAACTACTGTGATTATATCGCACAGTTTGACTGGGTAGGAGGAGCAGATCCAGAATATCCAGGCGGAGGAAATATTCACATCATTGGATTAATTCACACAGACGGAACTGTAATTGGATTAGATGGAAGTAATAGTAACTTAAATATAGTTGAACAGATTTTCAGACAAGGAGACTTAGCTACAGCTTACATTTCATCCTACAGTTCAAACCAGTCAGTAAGTACTGTAGAGATTGAAATAGGAGGAGGTTTATATCAAACAATCTTAGTAAATTCCGGCTCTAATACTGCCCAATTTACCCTTAAGTGGGAAAATGATGCTATTGCCTCTACCTACACCCCGGTATACTTTTTAACCGGTTCTGCACAAGCAACTACATTAATTGACAATAACCAGAAATGGTTGTACCCTTTCTTAACCGGCAGTGATTCAAACTTAGGTAAAATTGAGTATTTAAGACCAGATTCTGCAGATCAGACTTTCTTCTTCTATAATAAGAACACTGGAGGGTACCCAACATCAAACGATACTAACCGTGGAGCAACACTGTATAAAGATACATTACTACCACTACAGTATGGAGATTATATTAGATTCGGAACCACTGGGTCAATACAGAGTGATAGCGGATCACTTGACGGAAGCTTCTCAGGTCTTAGTTTAGCTGCTATCAGAACTCTAACCTTCACGACTGCTAGTCAAACAAGCAGCTTAGACATAGTACCTACAGTTATTAGTAGTAGTTTATTATTCGGAGCTTCAACCAATACAAATCAAAATTATAGAATCTTCAGAAGAATACCAAACGAAACCTTTGTGTTAGTTAAAAATAAACCAGTCTACGCTGGGGGTGGATTACTTATCCCTGCAAACTTCAATCCGAATTACAATCCGTTGGATGTAGCACGTAAAGCTGGCATAACATTATAAAAGTTAATTAAACTACATATTTATAATAAATCATGGGATATTTAAACAACACAGCAGTCACAGTTGATGCAATCTTAACCGCAAAAGGGAGAGAATTACTTGCCCGCGGTGACGGTTCTTTTAGAATTACACAATTTGCATTGGCAGACGACGAAATCGACTACACTCTGTACAATCCAAACCAACCATCAGGCTCAGCTTTCTACGGGGAAGCTATTGAGAATATGCCACTACTTGAAGCATTTCCTGATGAAACTCAAATTATGAAGTATAAGCTAGTAACTCTTCCTAGAGGTACTGCTAGAATGCCAGTGTTGGATATTGGATATTCTTCAATTACTATTAAGCAAGGTGCAGGATTAGCAATCACTCCGCAGACTTTAAATTACTTATCTCAGACATCTTTATTTGAATCTTCTGGATATACATTTACAATTTCTGATGTTAGGTTGTTTACTACATTTAACGGGGTAGGAATTAATACTCCTGATGTTCAAGCTGCTAACCAAACAACCACAATTGGTACCTCAGTATCTAAGACAGTGATCGGAACTACATTGAACTTGAGTGCTACAACAATCAATACTCTATTTGGAGGAAACACTTCATTATCAGCTACCTTACAAGTAGTAGGTAGAGACTCAGGTGCAAGACTTCAAATCCCAGTTACTGTTACTAAAAACAACTAATACAGAACATGTCATTTAAAAGATTAGACCCAGAAGATTTTTTAGTAAGCGTTGATTCAATCACTGCTACTGCTTGGTCCACAAATAGCCCCACCCTAACAACATTCTTTACTTCATCAGTAACATCTACTAATGATAGTTACTATAAGAATGTTTTCCAGACAGCATCTACTTTAAGTAATGCAGCAGTTCAGTTTGCAATCGCCTACGGTAATCAGTATGGATCTGGAAGTGCAAACTTCAATGATCTAGTACCCGGAGTATCTCCTACGAGAACAGTTTACGGTCAATATCGTAACTTGATATACGGAGATGAAAATTCTACTTTTAACTTCGGAGGAGTATCAGCAAATGATTTCTGGGCAATATCTGTAGATAGAGCAAGATACAAAGAACATTTACTAAAAGGTACTTTTAATTTAAGATTAACAGGATCTGGTGGAACAGTAGGTACTCTAGTTTTAACAGACAATTCCGGAATGGTATCAACCGATACTTATCTAGATTGCGGTAGAGTCTACCAGATCATCTCTGGTTCAAACGGAACTGCTAATACTAGCGTTAACGCTAACGGATACTCTCTAAGCTCAGGATCTTATGGATTATTCTTACCAGATATTGCAACAATTATTCTTAATCCATTAGCTCTATCGCAATCAATAAACTTAAACCCTTCAAGATCTTCTGATTCAGATGGTTTAAATATTGGAAGATTATTCACCGCTATTTCAGGTGCTGCTTCTTTTCAAGTTAATAGTGAAGAGTCTGTAACTTCTGATTTTGTATTCGTTAGAGCAAGGAATAGTGAATTTAACTACTCAGAAAATCCTTCTTTCATTTCAGGATCTACAGGAGACGTTATATTCAGCAACTTTATTAATTCTCCTCAGACATACATGACTACTGTAGGATTCTACAATGATACTAACGATCTACTTGCCGTAGCAAAATTATCAAAACCATTAACAAAAGATTTTACAAAAGAAGCTCTAGTTAGAGTTAAGCTTGATTTCTAAAATGAATGACTGCGTTCAAACAACTACTAGCATCCGACATTATAGTCACTCCATTTGAGGTGAATAAAGCCTTCCGGTTTATCGGAGCGGCTGAACTCACTGGATCTACTGTTGGCATTGATAGATTTTTAGGACAAAACATTCAAGGTCTTTTTAGTTTAAATGAAGCTACAACAGGGCAGATAGCCACAGAATATAAAAGACTTATTTATAATTCTGCTAAGGAGCTTTACTATTCAAATTATTTAAGTTCAAGTTACGGAGATCCTGTATCAGTCCCCTACATAGTACCTGGTTCAGATCCAAGCGGAAACGTTTTAGTAGGACCAGCAAGTTCTACCGGCAGGTTTGAAAACTACTTACAGACAACTTTAGCATATGAGAGATACTTCCCAACTGCTTCTAATGCAATTGTAGGAATTATTTCAATACCGACTAAGTTATACGGAGATATAATTCAACCAGGCTCTTTCGTTATTTCAGCTGAATCTGGAAGTATTACCGACGATGGGAACGGTAATTTATACTTTACTTTAGATGGAGAGTATTGCGGTAATATAATTTACCAACACGGACTAGCAATTATAACCAAAGACAATGCAGCAGGCGGTCCATACTACGGTAGTGCAGTTTACGGAACAGATGTTTACGGAGCAGGTCCAAACCCATTCTTAGAGAATATCATAACATCTGCTAACGTTACTTGCTCATTTAGCAGTTCATTTACAATCTTTGAAACTCAATACAAATGTACGTTTGATCCTTCAGAATTTAATTTCTCATTGAACCCGTCTCTAATCTCAGGATCAACAGAAGGAATAATTTATAATTTTGCAACAGGATCTTACTTTAATCCTTATGTTACGACAGTAGGGCTATACAATGAAGCTCAAGACCTAATTGCAGTTGGTAAGTTAGCAAAACCATTACCAAGTAATAATACAACCGATACAACAATTTTAATTAACATCGATAGATAAAATTTATGCCTAATTGGTTTTACGAAAATAAAGAAGTTACAGAAGAATATCAATTTGAAGACAAAGCAGTCGGATTTGTTTATATGATAACAAATATTGAGACTGGTAAGTTTTATATTGGTAGGAAAATATTCACTAATACCCTAACCAAAAAGCTGACAAAGAAAGAGATTTCTGAACAGTCCGGTCCCGGAAGAAAGCCTACTAAGAAAAAAGTAAGTAAAGAATCTAACTGGAGGGAGTATTGGGGTTCTTGTAAGCCGTTACTTGCCGAAGTAAAGGAGATTGGAGAAGATAAGTTTAAAAGAGAGATTTTAAAGTTGTGTTTCTCTAAAAAACAATTAACTTATTATGAAATTGCTTATCAATGTAAATATGACGTACTGGAAACAAATTCATACAACGACAACATTATGTCCAGAATTTTCCGAAAAGACTTGCTTTTACCCGATTAAAATCGTATATTTGATTAATGGTAAATCATCTACTAGTAAGTCTAGTAAATAGTGTAATCGGGGCAGGTAAGCCAACGTCTGGAGATAATTACTCCTACACGTGTCCTTTCTGTAATCACTACAAACCTAAATTAGAGATTAACTTCAAAGAGAATGAGGAAGGTATTCATCATTGGCACTGCTGGGTTTGTAATAAGAAGGGTAAGAAGTTAGTTAGTCTATTTAAAGCAATATCTGCCCCGGACCATAAAGTTCAAGAGCTTAAGAATTACGTTAAGATCTCTTACCAAGAAGAGCATGGAGTTAAAGTAGAAGCTCTAGCCTTACCTAAAGAATATAAACCTCTACATGATGCTAATACTTCAGAAGTTACTGTACGTCAGGCATTACGTTACTTAAAAGAAAGAGGAATCAACTCAACAGATATTAAAAGATACAATTTAGGATACTGTGAATCAGGTCGATACAAGGATATGATTATCATTCCAAGCTATGATGAGAATAGTACCTTAAATTACTTTGTAGGACGTAACTTCGGTCCCGGTGATATAAAGTATAAGAATCCTCAAGCATCTAAGAATATTGTTCCATTCGAACTAACTATTAACTGGGATAGTCCAATCGTACTCTGTGAAGGTACTTTTGATGCAATGGCAATCAAACGTAATGCAATTCCATTATTAGGAAAGATTTTACCTGAAAAGCTTATGAAGAAGATTGTATCTTCTAATGTTAAGCAGGTTTTTATTGCATTAGATAATGACGCATTAAAGCAGGCAATTAACTATTGTGAAACCTTATTAAACCACGGAAAAGAAGTATTCTTAGTAGACTTAGATCAAAAAGATCCCTCTGAGTTAGGTTTTACCGAATTTACTAAATTATTACATAAAAGCACTCCTCTAACATTCAGAACGTTAATGGAGAAAAAATTTCAACTATGATAGAAAAAAACGAAAGCGTTCACAGCAAACGAGTTAAGCGATTAATACATCCAGATTCAACTGCCCGTCAAATCACCCTCCAAGACTCTAGATTCTATCAGAGAAAAGAAGGAGTCTTTTATCCTTCAGTAACTACCGTACTGTCTTATTACCCGAAAGACAAGTTCTTTGAAACTTGGCTGAAAGAAGTAGGTACTAACGCAGATATTATTATGCGTAGAGCCGGTGAAGAAGGAACTCAAGTTCATACAGCCATTGAAGCTTATTTGAAGGGAGAGGAAGTAAGCTGGTTAAATGAATGGGGCTCTACTAAGTATAGCTTAAAAGTATGGCAGATGATCTTAAAATTCGTTGAATTCTGGGAAACTTATAAACCAACCCTGATTGAATCAGAAGTTCATATCTTCTCTGATGAATTAGAGATTGCCGGCACTTTAGATTTAGTAGTTGAGATGGAAGGTGAATTGTGGTTGTTAGATATTAAGACTTCAAACTTTCTTCATGATTCATATGACCTACAGCTTGCATGCTATGAACAGGGCTGGAACGAATGTTTTGAAAGACCTATCGACAGACGCGGTATTATCTGGCTAAAAGCCATGACTAGAGGAGAAAGTAAGAAAGAAGGTAAAATGCAAGGTAAAGGATGGGAAATTAAAGAACCTGCTGAATCTTTCGAAGAAAATAAGAGAATCTTCAAACACCTCTACGAAATTTATAAAATCAAAAGACCGGACGTAAAACCTGTTACTGAAATATTACCCACCAGCATCAAACTGAAAGGGTGATATTTATAACATATGATCAAGCTCACCTCCCTTCTAAGGCAAGTTTTATCTGAAGGCGGTAACGTCTTTGGAACTACTGCATCAATCAGAAAGGAAAATATTGAATCTACTTTAGAAAAGTTTTCTGAATCTTTAGGTAGAATATTTCCTAAAAAAGCATCTACTTTCAAAGCATTTGAAAAGTTAGGCTCAGCCGGCAAAAAAGATATCTCCGGCGATATCGATTTATCATACCCGGCAGAGAATCTAATTAAAGATGGTAAACCTGATTTAGAAGGATGGGGTTTAGACCCTCAAGAATTTCAACAGAGATTCGATATTATTAGAAAAAAATCAAGAACTGCAACAGAAGCTCAATCAACGATGAGAGCAATGTTGGAAATGATTGCTAATAAGATTAACGAAAGCTCTGAAGAGATGGAGGCAGATCCAAAAGGAGCAGGTGGAGGATCAATCTTCTGTGCTTACCCTCAATACAACGAAGCAGGAGAAAAGTTAAATGATACTGCTCAAATTGATATTAACGTA